GAAAATGTTCTATTTGCATTGCTAGTATTAATAGCAATATATTGGTTGGAAGAGTCTGTAAAAGTTATAGTACTAGTACCTTTAATAAAAGCTCCAGTCCCATTAAGATAGAAAGCAAGACCACTACCATCAACTCCATCCAAAGTAATAACATTATTTCCTGCTGTAAGTTGTCCTCCTGTGGTAACTTGTATAGAACCTAGAGTGGGGTCTGTACCGTCAGGAATAGTAGGGTCGTATGTTACGTTACCAATTACAGCATCATCATCAGAACCGGGTACTCCGTTATCCCAATTTGCGGCTCTTGTCCAATCTGTCTGCTGGGTGCCTGTACCATCTCCACCAACCCAGTTTGTTACTGCCATCTACTTAAGCCTGTCGTAAAATAGCGTAAGTATGTCCAGCACCAAAAGTTGTAGTGCCTGAAACTGTAGCTCCTACCCACATTAAACCTGTGGTGGATATAGATTTGAGTGCACTTGAACTTCCACTAACTACAACATCGTCTCCTATTTGAGTCCATTCGGAAGCTCCACCGAGCGTTCCAGATGTTGTTCCGAGTCTACCATAAACTTTAATAGTGTCTATGTGTCCTGCTGTACCATTAGGATTATAAAATTGAAAAGAAATCCTATCTTCATTAGAAACGTCAATAGGGGCTATCATTTCAGTATTGTCTCCTGTAGCAGTTGTTACTGAACCTGTGGTTAGTATTGCTGATTTAAAATTTGCCATATATATGTACCTCACTTCGCTGGCTCGATGCCATACGTGGTAATAATATATTTTAACTGGTCGTAGTATATAAAGTTATCGTTATAATTGTACCCATACTGGCCAATAATAGTTAGTACCACTAACAGATGCATAACAATATCCATGTGGAGCAAAACCATTTCCAGCCATATCATATAATTCTGCTGGAGCACCACTTAACCAAGTAACTGGAGCTGCACCCATTAATGGAGAACCACCTGCACCAGCTTGACTAATGGTAGTACCTCCACCACCACCACCACCAGAAGGACCTATTGGACCTTGTGGACCTTGTGAACCAGCTGAACCACCACTTCCTGATGGACCTTGAATACCCTGTGTACCGCCACCTGTAGTTCCTTGTGGTCCTTGAGAACCTGCTCCACCAGTACTACCTGTAGCTCCTTGAGCCCCTGTAGAACCTGTAGAACCTGTTGCACCCGTAGAACCTTGGGCTCCTGTGCTACCAGTATTACCCATCCTTCCTTGAACACCTTGTGGACCTTGTGGACCTTCTGGACCGGGTTCGTTACCCGGACCTTGTATACCCTGTCCTCCCTGAGGGCCCGCAGAACCGGGATTTCCATGAGGACCTTGAACACCTTGCCTTCCCTGAGTACCTTGTGGTCCTGTATTTCCTGTAGTTCCAGTAGCTCCTTGAGCCCCTGTATTACCTGTAGTACCTGTACCACCTTGAGGACCAGTATTTCCTGTAGTACCAGTAGCACCTTGAGCACCAGTTCCACCAGTAGAACCAGTAGCACCTTGAGCACCTGTAGAACCAGTGTCCCCTACTCTTCCTTGAACACCCTGACCACCTTGTGGACCTTCTGGACCGGGGTCGTTACCCGGACCTTGTATACCCTGTCCTCCTTGAGGACCTGCTGAACCTAAATTACCACGTGGACCTTGCGCTCCTGTATTACCTGTAGTACCTTGTCCTCCTTGAGCACCAGTATTACCAGTAGTTCCAGTAGCACCTTGCGGACCTGTATTACCTGTAGTTCCTGTAGTACCTTGTTTACCTTGTAAACCTTGTCCACCTTGAGATGCACTACCTGTACCACCTTCGTTTCCTTGAACACCTTGTCTACCTTGTGTACCTTGACCTCCTTGAGCACCTGCTGCTCCTCCAGCACCTGCTGCTCCTTGAGGACCAGTATTTCCTGTAGTTCCAGTAGCACCTTGAGGACCAGTATTTCCTGTAGTACCAACAGCACCTTGGGGTCCTGTATTTCCTGTAGTTCCTGTACCACCTTGAGGACCAGTATTACCTGTAGTCCCTGTAGTACCTTGACCTCCTTGGATACCCTGCTTACCTTGTAATCCTTGTCCACCTTGAATACCTTGTCCACCTTGAATACCTTGTCCACCTTGTGCACCTGCTCCACCAGTTGCACCTGCTGCTCCTTGAGGACCAGTGTTACCTGTAGTACCTGTACCACCTTGAGGACCTGTATTACCTGTAGTCCCTGTAGTACCTTGACCTCCTTGAATACCTTGTTTACCTTGTAAACCTTGACCTCCTTGCGTGGCTGTTCCAGTACCTCCTTCACTTCCTTGGACACCCTGCCTACCTTGTAACCCTTGACCACCTTGAACACCAGTAGTTCCTGTACCACCCTGAGCACCAGTATTACCTGTAGTTCCTACATTTCCTTGTCCGCCTTGAACTCCTTGAACACCCTGACCTCCTTGTATACCTTGACCACCTTGTGCTCCTGTATTTCCTGTAGTCCCCGTAGCACCTTGAGCACCAGTATTACCTGTAGCCCCCGTAGCACCTTGGGGTCCTGTATTTCCTGTAGTACCTGTACCACCTTGAGGACCAGTATTACCTGTAGTACCTGTAGTACCTTGACCTCCTTGAACACCTTGAACTCCTTGTCCACCTTGAATACCTTGTCCACCTTGGACACCTGTATTACCTGTAGTACCTGTACCACCTTGAGGTCCTGTATTTCCTACGTTTCCTTGTCCTCCTTGAACACCTTGAATACCTTGACCTCCTTGAATACCTTGTCCACCTTGAGCACCAGTATTACCTGTAGTACCTGTACCACCTTGAGGACCAGTGTTACCTGTAGTCCCTGTATTACCTTGTCCTCCTTGAACACCTTGAACACCTTGTCCACCTGTAGTACCTTGTCCACCCTGTGCACCGGTAGTTCCTACGTTTCCTTGTCCACCTTGAATACCTTGTTTACCTTGTAATCCTTGTCCACCTTGAACTCCGGGATTACCTTCTCCTCCTTCTGGTCCCACTTCTCCTTGAACCCCTTGACCACCTTGTGGTCCTGTAGCTCCCTGAGGACCTTGTACTGTAGAATCAGCTCCTGTAGTTCCTTGTTTACCTTGAAGACCTTGAATACCTTGTCCCCCTTGAATACCTTGCTTACCTTGTAACCCTTGTATTCCTTGTCCTCCTTGTGGTCCTGTAGAACCTTGAGGGCCAGTACCTCCTCCAGTACCAGTAGTACCTTGAGCACCAGCTTGAACAAATGTAATTACACAATCATCACCATTAGATAAATTTCCATTACTATCTACATAAGATACTTGAACTTCTTCATATGCTGTAGCGCCAGCTCCTCCTGCTACGTTAGCTCCTGTAATATTAAATGTAAACCATATAGTAGAATCATCAGTTTTAAATATTCTTAAATGTCCTCTTGGAGAGCTAGTCCCATCATCAAGTGCATCATTCCAAGCACTTATATCAGTAGTGTTTATATCATAGTCAGATATACCTATCTTAGTTGTAGAAGCCCATGAAGGAACTCCTCCTCCACCGGGTACTGGAAGGTTAAAACCAAAATTAGTTTGTCCCGGGGAACCAGCAGTAATATCAAAACTGCTATAATTAAATTCTATACTGTTACCACCAAATAAACCTAAAGTACCTTGAATACCTTGCTTACCTTGTAAACCTTGCCCTCCTTGGACACCTTGTCTTCCTTGTAATCCTTGTATTCCTTGTCCTCCTTGGACACCTTGAATACCCTGTCCTCCTTGGATACCTTGTCTACCTTGTAGACCTTGACCTCCTTGGATACCTTGTTTACCTTGTAATCCTTGAATACCCTGTCCTCCTTGTATTCCTTGACCACCTGTAGTACCTCCAGTACCTTGTCCTCCTTGGATACCTTGTCTACCTTGAGCTCCCTGTCCAGCATTTGTACCATCAGTACCTTGAACACCTAAATCTCCTTGTACTCCTTGGGTACCTTGACGACCTTGCGCTCCTTGTGCACCAGATGAGGCAGAATTTTTGATTTGATTAAGAACCCACGCTTTTGTTGTCCCATATGCGGGATTATTTGTAGTTTTTGAATTTGTTACCATGGGTCTTCCTTAAAATAATAAATGTAAAGTGGAGGAGATTAGGGCCCTCCTCCTAAGCCCTTTAACTTAGATTAAGTTTAACCTGAGTTATAAATGACGACACCGGATGCTGGGTTGGTTACCTTCAATCCGTATCTCATTGACATATAAGAACCGACAATTCCGAAACCGGGGTTTGCCTCTTCTACAGTCAATGGTCTTCTTTCTACGTAAGCCATAGGCTTAACTGCTTCATCCCACACTAGGTATCTGTCAGGTGGACACCATGCATTGACATAAACTCTCAATCCATAAATGCTACCAATGAGACCAGTGATAGATGTTCTTTCTACTGGAGTATCCAAAACATATCTGTTTTCATTGGTTACTGCTGTAGTAAAGTCTGCCATGTTAAGAATGGTCTTGTAGTGACCGGGTGAAATCATTAAGGAAGATGCGTTATATCCGTGTCCTCCAATTAATTCCATTGCGTCAGTTATTTTACTCAAGGTGACGTTTCCTGCGGCACCAGTATCTTCGACGTAGTGACTTCCAGTCAATGTTGCGTCAGATGTGTTACCATAGGAGTAGATACGTCCTGCGTTAACAGTTCCACCACTTCCTAAGAACCCACCGTTTGGTGCGGTTGCGAAAGTTGTGATTGCGGATTCTAAAGTATTTTTCAAGAAATTTACTGTTCCTCCGGTTAATCCTGTTTTCAAAGTTGTGTCTGCTACACCGAAAAGTGCATAAACAACGTGCTTTGTGATGTGTCTGTCAACTGAGCGACGAGCTTCATTCAAAGCCATCTCTACTTCGTTGAATCTTGAGTCTTCTATCATACGTCGGGTTACACCAATTGCCAATCCCCACTCGTCTACTGAAACTCTTTCAGAGCGTAGATTTGTGTGTTGGTATTTAGGTGTGTTACCTTCGCTGATTTCTTGCATACCCATTGAGGGTTTTGCGAATGTGATATCAATATCACCGCCGGTTTCTGTGGTCATAGGTTCGCAGAACATTGACAATGCTGGTAAGTCTACAACTTTGTAGTCTTGAATTGCATCTTTATAATCAATGAGAACGCGTTCCCCTGCTCCACCATCTACAGCTCCTGTGTTAAGGGATGTAAGAACACCGGGTGCCAAATTTGAGTTTAATGCTACCATAGTTTATCTCCTTATAGCCCTAAGTACAGAACCTGTTGTAATGAAGCTGCACCTGCGTGAGCACCACTTGTGTCAATGTAATAACCGATTGAAGCTGCTGCACTGCCGGCTTGACCGACATTACCATCAGCTAGAGTAGCGATACCATCGCCTCTGCCAATAGTTCCAGAGCAGTACATATTCAAAATTATTCCACTTCCTACAATGATACTTGCTAGGTTTCCAGAAGTTACAGTTGTTAATGCTACACCTAATGGTTTTCCATTTGCACCTGCGAAGTTATCTACTTCTGCATCTGCTCCCATTTGTACAGGCATTCCTGCTGTAACAGTGCTTCCAGCTGTGAATGGTAAAATTCTTGCTGGTGCACCACCATCATTTACTAATATTTCTGTTGCCATATTTAATTACCTCTTAGTAATTCTTTGTTGAGCTTAATACGCCCATCTTTTGCCATCTCGACTGCAAATTGCCTTTCCTTCTCTTCTACAGGAGTCTCTTCAGCATCGGCAGCTTTGCCTTTACCAAATTGTCTTTCTGTGTCAGCTTCCGGAACTGGCATTTGAGCGAGAGCATCGCTGAATCCAGTCAGCCTTGGTTCATCCCAAGCAGATAGTTCCTCGACACGAGCATCCTTTTTGTCTTCTTCGATTGAACCGAATAAGATTTCTTTGGATATGATTGCTTCTACCGTTTCTAACTTTCGTGCTTCAGCTTCTTTTGCAGCTCTTGCTTCCTCAGCTTCCTTAAAGGCTTCGATTTGTTTCAAAGCTTCTTCGTACTGAGATTTCATCTCTGCATTAGATGCTTGGGCTTCTTCAAGTTGTCCACGTAGAGAAGCGAACTCGCGCTCGACAATATTCTCTGCGTCGGATTTATTGGATACTTCTTCTGTCATAGTTTCCTCTTTGTTCCCGTCTTCACATTCACATGCTCCATCATGTCCACCACAACCACAGTCGTGGTCGTCATCATGTTCAGCTTGTGAATCACATTTCTCTCCTATTTTACATTCCTTGCAGACGGGGTCCATTTTTTCATTGTCAATGAAACTAACTTCTGTGGGACGTAACTTGGTGGCGTATGTGTCACCCATGACGTCAACATCATTGGAAAACCAATCAATACTAACGTGAGTCATATCCCCGTCTTTGACTTTATTCAACACTTCTTGACCATGTCCTGTCTTATTATCGACAGTGGCCATCATTTGCACTGCATTCTTACCATTTTCCATCTCAACAAACTGAGGGTCAGTAGCCATGCCGATTAAATCCTCAGGCGTCCTTTGATGGTTTATGTAAATAGGAAGCTCTTTAAAAGCTTCTATATTACTTTTTAATATGGTTGGTTCTATATAAACCTTTTGTTCTTTTTCGTCTTCTTCATATGTATGAAGACCCGAAGTAATAGCTATCACGGGGAAAGTAACAGAATCTACTCCCTCATCACTATTAAATGTCATTTTAGGTTCTTCCCCTAAGGAAATACCAAAAGTTCGACGTACAGGTTCTGTGGTTTTTGCTTCTGTTGCGAATTCCCGCTCTACACCATTTTCTTCAGCCCACATATTACACATGTTTGCTGCTAACTCATTGTGATTGTCAAAACCACGTTTCTTTAGTGTTGCACTAACGGATGTCTTGCACTTGTCGTACTTCATGTTCTATCTCCCGTTGCATTTGCGGAGGGCTTATTGCCCCTATTTTGCGCTCTTGCACTTTCTTCTTTTTTATCAGTATCCTTTCCACCGGATACATTGGCGTTCTTACTTCCCGGTCCTCCTTCTAACGGACTGGCTTTAACATCTTCAGAAGTTTCCATATCTAATTCTACAACTCCTTCAGGGTCAAGACCTCTTTCTTCACGAACTTCACCGGGTGATAACACACCTTCAGATAAATATATCATGTCTGTCTTAGCTTTTGTAAATGCGTCTTCAATATTAACTTGACGGAATTTAAACTTAGCTTCACCACTTTCTAACTGTGGCATTAATTGAGCGTTGAGAGCACCCTCAATTGCAGACTGTAAATAATTAACATATGGTTCAAATATAGGACGGGCCTTTTCTGGGTCAGTCCACATAGTCATAGGAACTTTTAATGCCATATGTATTTTAGATAATATATCATCTGTATACTTTCCATATTCAAAGGCTCGTTGAGTTCCTCCTAGTTCTTTAATTTGTATATCATTACCATGTATTATATCTTCGCCCGGAGCCAAATTATTAAATGCATCAACAACTTCGTTGATTTTATCTGGCCCATAAGGCATATCTGGTAAACCACAAGATATATCAAATCTAGATATTGCATATTTATTTAATGCAGCACCTATATCTCTTTCTGCGTAATCTTTTAAGTCTACTAGATACATAATAGGATGTATATCAGACAATCCATATGCATAATCATCAAATGGATTATTTTTTAATTCTATTATCTCCTCAGGTTCAAATCTAATATTTTCTTTATCGTCACCTATATCTTGATAATAATACATCACTTGTCCATGCTCGTTTCTTTTAACAAACATGTTCTGGCTAGAACGAAGTACTAAATTGTCTCCGGTCCACTCCAAATAACCCGTACCAAATATACGAGCGTTTCGGACCCATCCATATAGAATTTGTTCTATATTAATGTCCCTAAACATTTCTTCTACTTTTTCTCTTATATTGTCTTCATCTGTTACAATATCAAAATTATCTTTAACAGCATAAAAACATGGAAGGTCAACTAAGGTTCTAACAATAGGGTCTTGTAAGTATACATTCATATAAGTCCTTGGTTGGCCTATATGGGGTTCATACTCACCCTTTCCCAATGCTTGAAATTTGTTATTTGTGAGTTTAATCCTTTTAATGATTCCCTCACCATAACTTACTGGGTCGTCCTTCTTAAAGGGAGGATTACTCCCAATACTAGCGAAGCGTCTTCGCACTCTATCAACTATGGACATGGCTATCAATACTATATAAACCCACACGAGTATTTAAAGTTTGTGCTACAATGGAAAACCTTTATTAATACGGTGTCGACGGGGTGAAGTAGTTAAAACTCCTGTTCTAGAATGTTTACTATATACATTTCCTTGTCTACTTACTCCTCCTCTACTTGTAGAAGTAAAGGTAGCAGAGCCCGGTAGTATACTTAATGTAGCATGTATACCCATAACAGAACTATCACAATAATCATCATGCTTACCTGATGGGGCAGCTATTCTTTCAGTTTTATTAGCTGCATCCATAGTATATTCTAAATCTCTATGTTCTGCATACCATTTCAATACTAATCTTTTCATAGGTGCAGGTAAACCTTCTGGATTAGGTATCTTAATTCTGTCTTGTTGAACATAAGAAACATAATCTCTATATATCTGGGTCTTGGACCCTCGTGGACCTCCCGTAAAAACGAAAGGTAAAAAATGAATTTGCGGAGTACTATTTATACAATCTAATCTGAGGTCTTGTTCAATTGCACCACCAATACCAGTACAATCAACAATAAGCTTATTAGCACCCAACATATTACAGACGTCAATGATACGTCTACGCTGATATGGAATGTCGTGTCCACCAGTTCTAGGATTAATCTCTTCCACATAAACCAATCGTGCAACATCCTCACTTTTATCATGCCCCATAGACTTCTCCCTTGCCCATCCTGTAATAACAGTAGAATTGACAGATTTACCAACATCAACACCGACAGTGATGTTAGGAGGAAATATTCCACCCTCGATAATGGTATCTCGTGTCCACGGTTCGTATTCATCAAAACAATCCCTTAATTTTTCTGGATTAAATATATTCGATACACTCTCTACAAACTCACATTCATATTCTGTCCTCCAGTAGATAGAGTCTTCT